CATTCATCATGTTCCGCAGCGCAAAACGCCCGGCGGCGGTATCGTCAAAATCCTCCTCGGCATAAAACACCTTTACACCGTAATCGTCCAGCTTCGCCTCGTTGACCATGGCTTGCAGCATATTGCGCCCGATACGGTTGGACTTCCACGCCACGACGGCCTGAAACTTCCCTTTTCCGGCATCCCTCATCATCTGCTGGAAACGAGGCCGGTTGTCCGTCTTGCCGCTGATTGCCCTGTCCTCGTATGTACCAACAATGCGCAGTCCAAGAGCAGCTGCGTACTTCGTACACTCTGCGATCTGCTGCTCAATGCTGACCTCTCGCTGATTGTGGGAAGAGTAGCGGGCGTAAATGACGGCATCTTGACCCGCAGCGATATTCTTTTTTCGGGCCATCAACCATCACCTCACGATTATCTTCTTCAAAATTCGCAATATTTTTCCGATTTTCGGTATAATTCTACGAATCCCTGAAAAGCGGGTGCGTATTTGATATAATTCAGTTGCTGCCGACAGTAAATTTGAGAAAGGAGCCATGCCGTATGACTACGAGCGAATGGTCGGATATCTTTGCCAAAATCAAAAAACTGTCGGATGCTGATAAGGAGCGATTGCTTATTTTTCTGCACGCCCTGAAAGGTAACGAAGATAGCTCAACGCCTCCTGCTGCCGATCTGCCGGTAAATCAAGAAGCAGCTCAATAATTTCAGCCGTTTGGCCGTCCTCCTGCTGGAGGGCGGCCTTTATCATTTCCTTGGGAGTATGGCCCAGCAGAGAATCCAGCGACTCGCCCAGCTCATCCGCAATGGCGCAGGCCGTCACCAACGAAATAGAGTCGCTGTCGCTCAGTTCTTCTTCGATTTCCTGAACGCTGATACCCGCAGCCTCTAAGTCGGCCGGATCTGCATTATTCAAAATCTGCATCACGCTGTCGCGGAATTTCGAAGCCCACTCATTCCGGCCGGCTTCTTCATCCCATCCCATGATGTAAGACGGGGTCGTATCAAGTGCATCAGCAATAGCCTTGATTTTAGACTGCGTGAGGACACGGAAGCCAAGCTCAATCTTATTGATAGATGATTTCGACTTATAGCCGATTTTCTTTGCTAGTTCTTCTTGGGACATCCCCAATTCTTCACGTCGAATTTTCACTCTTTGTCCGATGGTCATGGTTTTGCATCCCCCTAAATTCTTCTGATGCAATTATAATACGGCGTAGGCATGAGGTCAACATTTTTTCAAATTTTTCAAAAAAATAGTTGACATTCGGTCTACGAGGTGGTAATATACGCCCAGTAGACAACCAGTCTACGCCGAACGGAAAGCGAGGTGAACTTACTGTGACCAATACCACTTTGCTCAAAGCAAAGATTGATGCCTCCGGCTACAAGATGAAGTATATTGCAAATCGCATTGGCCTTTCATATCAGGGATTTTTGAACAAAATTCGGAATAAAACCGATTTTACCGCACCTGAAATTAAAAGTCTGTGCGAGTTGCTCCACATCGGAACGGAGGAAATGGAGCAGATTTTTTTTGCTCTGTAAGTAGACTGTTTGCCTACTTCAAAACAGGAGGACCACATGGACACCACAATTCACATCAACGTGGCCGATATTCCCCCGGAAGTCGGTGAGAGCTTTGGCCGCGTGACGCTGGCGGGATTCAAAAAATTCATCGCCCAGCCCGGGAACCGCGAGAAGCTGGAAGCCCAAACGGCTGCCCGCAAGGCTCGCAAAGAAAGGGAGTGTAAGGAATGACCCGGATTCTGATGATCGTGTACGGCATCACCGCCGAACAGGCAGCAGCTCGTGCCCCGGCGGCGCAGTTTGCTGTGACCTCTGTTATCGCAGCCCTGTTTGTCTGGCTGGACAGCATGGGGATGTTCGATGATGTAGGCCGCTGGATGGGGCGCAAGCTCCGGGAGGTGCTGGATGCTGTATCCGACTGACGAAGAAGCTGGCTACCCTGAGCCTCCTGTGTGCCCCCTCTGCCACCAGAGGTGCGATACCATCTACCGCACCGATGATGGCACAATCGTTGGCTGCGACCGCTGCTTAGAGGCCGCAGATGCATGGGAAGTCAACGAGTGCTTCCCGGAAAAGGAGTGATTTTTATGAAAGGATTGGTATTTGACACTGAGAATCGGATGCAGTTCAAGGACTTCGGCGAACCGCTGCTGGACAACCTCCAGAAAGAGGTCGGCGGTTGCATCGAGGTGGTTCATCCCAAGTATCTGCCGGAAGGACTGTGCATGGTGATTGATGATGAGGGACTGCTGAAAGGCTACGCCATCAACAGCATTGCCAGCATTCTCTACGGTACGCCGGAACATGGTCAGCCCATTGTGGGCACCGCTGTGATTCTCCGTGAGGGCTTTGTGGCCGGGGAGCTCGACTTTATGAGCCTGGATGACGGAGATGAAGTTGGCCTGATGCTCTTGTTCTCTGCACTCGGCATCAGCATCAAGAACGAAAGCGAGGCCGAATGATGGATCTGGAAAAATTCTACTTCACCTACGGTTCCGATGATGTCCAGCCGTACTGCGGTGGGTGGACGGAGGTTTGGGCACCCAACTACCAGATGGCGTGTCAGGCATTCCGGGCAGTGCATCCCGACCGCATTCCCAATATCCTGAACTGCTCCAGCGTGTACAGCGCAAGGGAGTTCGAGAAAACCAAGATGTTCGGCCCGGGCGGCAACTTCGGTCTCCGCTGCCGGGAGACCATCACTCTGAACATCGTTGTCAACAAGGCCGAGGAGGGGGTGATTTTTTGAAAGTAAGAGGCAAAAAGCTGACCCGCAAGCAGAAAGAGGCCCTTTCCGCACAGGGCTGGGACTTCCGCCTGTACCTCTGTGTCCGGGATGGCCCGGACTTCATGGAGCTGGTCAACCGTACCACCGGCAAGTACGTCATGTTCCGCAAGTAAGCCTATCAACTGAAAAGGAGTAAACATTATGATTCGCAATCCCAACGACATTCAGGACGGCGCAAAGAAGATTCGGATGCTCATTGCTGGCTACCCCGGCATCGGCAAGTCCACGCTGGCCCTGTCCGCACCCCGCCCGCTGCACATCGACTGCGACTTTGGCATTGACCGTATCGAACCTCGCTACCGTATGCCGTACATCCAGCCCCGCAGCTATGACGAAATTCTGAATGACCTGAAGCCGGAGAACCTCAAGGACTTCGAGACGCTGGTGTTCGATACCGCTGGCAAGCTGATTTCTCTGATGGGTCTGTGGGCTATCAAGCAGAACCCCAAGTACGGTCAGCGTGATGGCAGCCTGTCCCTCAAGGGCTATGGCTTTGTAGGCCGTGAGTTCGTCCGGCTGATGGACTACTGCTTCTACGAGCTGAAAAAGAACATCGTGGTCGTATTCCATGCCACCGAGGAAAAGGACGGCGACAACACCCGCCTCCGCATCAAGGTCGAAGGCCAGACCAAGAACAACGTCTGGGAGCCCATGGATCTGGGCGGTTTCGTGGAGATGTACGGCAACGACCGCACCATCGGCTTCTCCAACTGTGAGCGGTATTTCGCCAAGGGCACCCGCGGCATCCACGGCGTTTATAAGATTCCCGCCCTTGGCCCCGGCAGCCAGAATGACTTCCTGACCAAGCTGTTCGAGGAATATAACAGCAAGGCCGCTGAGGAAGTAGCTGCAAACGCCAAGGAAAACGAGGCGTACGAACAGGTTATGCAGGAGGGCAGCAAAATCATTGCTGGCATCAAGGATGCAGACACCGTCAACGCCGCTATGCAGCCGTTCAAGAACTTGCAGCATCACCTGACTTCCAGCCGGGAACTGAACGCTATGTGGAAAGCCAAAATCGCAGCCCTCGGTTTGGTATTCGATTCCACCGAAGTTAAGTATGTTCCTAAGTCCACAGAGGAGGCACAGTAAATGGCTGCATACCTCATTACTCACTCGCTGCTGTCCTCGTGGCTGCACCTTATCCGGGAGAATCCCTACGAGGATTTGACCACCGAGGGTGACCCTCTGGCGGAATTCATGCTGGTGCTGAAACGTGAGCCTACACCTCGCACCGAGGCCATGCAGAACGGCATCGACTTTGAGAACCTCGTGACTGCCATTATCAACGGCCACGATGACCCCAACAATCCGTGGAGCTGGGCTGCCGGGCAGATTGCTGCCATCATCAATGGTGGACAGCTGCAGTTCAAAGCCCGCCGGAAGATTCAGGTGCGGGGCATGGATGTGGTTCTGTATGGCCGCCTCGATGCCCTGAAAGCTGGCACCATCTATGACATCAAATTCAGCAAGGGCTACGAGCGCGGAAAGTTCTATTCCAGCACCCAGCACCCAACCTATATGCTGCTCATCCCGGAAGCGCAGACGTTTTCCTACCTCGTCAGCAACGGCATGGACGTTTGGACGGAGTGCTATCGCAGGGATGAAACGCCGGATATTTGCCCCATCATTTCGGACTTCTTCGACTGGTTGGATGCTTTCGGTCTGATGAACGTGTTCAAGGAGCACTGGAAAGCCTTATGACCGGGCGGCTGGTCGATATGAGTTTCAGTTTGAACCGTAAGCAGCGTATCACGCTGGAAGTTGATTCTGATTTCCGAAGTTTGTGGGACAAGCTGAATCAGGAGCCGCTGCTGGACATTGAAATCAAGAAGCACCGCAACAAGCGCAGCCACAGTGCAAACGCCTACTTCCATGTTCTGGTCAACAAGATCGCCGCCGAAACTGGCGAATCGGACGACCTTGTGAAAGAGCGGCTGGTTGTGGCCTACGGCACGGTTGCGAGAGATAAGGATGGCTGCACCGTGGGCTTCAAACTTCCGGTCAGCGTGGATGTTCACGACCTCTACAAATACACCCGCTGCTTTGATGTGCGGGAAGAGGACGGAAAATGGTTCAACTGCTACTTGGTTTACAAGGACACCAGCAAGATGGACACGAAAGAATTTTCACACCTGATTGACGGTGCGATTGATGAAGCCAAAGCTCTGGGTATCGAGACGGATACCCCGGAGCAGTTGGCCCGGTACAAGGAGGAATGGTCACGATGAAAGGCCGAATCGTCATCTGCGACTACTGCGGAACGCCCGCAGACTTCGTAGACAGTTCGGTGGTTTACCACGGCCACAGCTTCGGCATGATTTACCTCTGCCCTCGCTGCGGTGCCTATGTCGGCGTACACAAGGGGTCTGACAAACCCCTTGGCCGCTTGGCAAATTCGGAGTTGCGCAATTGGAAAAAGGCAGCTCATGCAGCATTTGACCCGCTCTGGAAATACGGTCCCTACCGTGGCCGCCGGAATGAGGCCTACCGCTGGCTGTCCGAGAAGATGGGCACCCCGATTGAATTTACGCATATTGGAATGTTCGATGTGGACCAGTGCCGCAAGGTGGTCCGCATCATGCGAGAAGAAAGGAACCAACTATGGGAAACGTAATTGTTTCGAGCAACCCTATCCCGATGATTTCCATTTCTGTTGAGGAGTACAAGGACTTGCTTCGGGCACAGACCGAGCTCGCCATCATCTACCAGAAGAGCGCCAACGGTGATGCTTACAACACTGGCACTTTCGTGCAGGAGCTGCGGAACGCATTTTGCAACGTCAGGCAGGAGGCCGCCGATGCTGAATAATTGCACATTTCAGGGCCGCTTCGCTGCTGATCCTGAAATGCGGACCACACAGAGCGGCCTGACAGTTGCCAGCTTTCGCATGGCCGTTGACCGGGATAATGTCGGTCAGGATGGCCGGCGGGCTACCGATTGGCTGAATTTCGTGGCATGGCGTAAAACGGCAGAGTTCGTTTGCCAGTATTTCCGCAAGGGCAGCACGGCTCTTGTGGAGTGCCAGTGCCAGACCCGCTCCTACGAGGACAAGAACGGTCAGAAGCGCACCGCCACCGAGTTTATGGTCCAGAAGATTCACTTTTGCGGCCCCAAAACGGAGCAGCGAGTGGATGATGGCGGTGAGGCACCGCCGCCGGGCTACCAGCAGCCGCAGCCCCAGCAGATGGGGTTTGCCACCCAAAGCCAGCGCCAACAGTGGCAGGGAGCCGCCGATCATCCCGGCAATGTTCAGGTCAGCCAGAGCTTTTCTCAGGGCAGCGACGATGATTTCTCGGTTCTGGACGATGCCGATGATCTGCCGTTCTAAGGAGGTTCGTTGATGGCAACTGGTAAACGGTACTACTGGATAAAACTCAAAGATAGCTTCATGTCCTCGGACGCAATCGACTACCTGATGAGCCAGCCAGATGGTGCCAACTATGTTGTTCTCTATCAAATGCTCTGCCTCAAAACCATAAATACGGGCGGCTGTCTGGTGTCAAAAATCGGAGAGATGCTCATTCCCTATGATGTTGAAAAGATTCAGAGAGAATGCAAATGGTTTTCTCTGGCAACCGTCCGTGTGGCTCTTGAGGTGTACAAGCAAATCGGCCTTGTTTTTGAAAACCCAGACGGAACGCTGTCGATTTCCGATTATTCGGAAATGATAGGCAGTGAAACTGACTGGGCGGCCAAGAAGCGCAGGCAGACACTACAAGCCGCAAATTCTCCTCTTTCAATTGGGGAAAGTGGTAGGGATACCACTGGGGAAAATCTCCCCATAGAGAAAGAGATAGATAAAGATAAAGAGAAAGATAAAGAGATAGAGAACAGAGTAAGAGATAACGGCAGCGGCGGTTTTCCGACTGCCGACCCCGGATTGGCCGAGATCATCCGGTCTTTCGAGGACAACATCGGCAGCTTCCCACCGGCTGCAAGGGATGCCCTGAGGGGCTGGCGGGAGATTTTCACGGATGACCTCATCCTGCTGGCAATCAAAAAAGCTGCCCTGTCAGGGGTCCGCAGGTGGAATTACGTCAATGGAATCTTGAAGGCTTGGAAAAACGAGGGTGTAAAAACCCTTGGTGATGTACAGGCGCGTGACCAGCGGCGCAAACCAGCGGCAGACCAGCAGCCGAAGCGGTCCGCCGCCGAGGACTACGATTTTATTTTTGGAGGCTCAAATGACAGTTGAATGTTTGAAAAGCTCAATGCTGCGCATTGAGCGGTATTTCGGGAAGGAACTCTCGACCGATGAGCGTACAGCACGAGCGGAAGTCTACGCCGCTGCACTGAAAGAAATCCCGGACGATGTGGTTTCGACGGCTCTTTTAAAAGCGCTGACGGTCTGCCGCTATCAGAACCAGCTCCTTGTGGACTGGTGTGCGGAAATCCGCAAGATTCAGGATATTGGGCGTCCAACGGCGAACGACCTCTGGAACGACGCTGCTGTGGCCGCACGGAAAATCGAAGCAAACCTTTACTATATGCACATCGGTGGCCTGATTACGCTTGATGGCAAGCTGAACCGCGATGATTTGAAGCGCCGCAATGCTGAAATCTTTGCGGCTCTCCCGGTGGCAGTACAGCGGTGGGCTGGCTCCCCGGAAGATTTGAGCGACATTTTTTCCAGCCGGAGCACAGCAGATCTGCGCCAGTTCGTTCGTCCTGGCTTTGACCGGACTATGCAGGATGCCCCGGTTGAGAGCTTGCAGTCCCCGGGGCTGCCCGGCGGGGCAGCCCCGGCACAGATTGGAGGTGGCACGACATGAGGTCGAAAAGACCATTCCGCAGCCTGATCGTGTGCGCTTCGTGTGCGATGGTTGGCTGCATCCTCGCAAGCACGGCCTACTCCCGGCGGGTGGACGAGTTGGAAATCGAGCGGGATATTTACGCCAGCCGTTTCCAGAACTGGCAGACGCGGGCGATTGACGCGGAGGAAAATGTCGGCCGGCTTCAGACTGAGGTAGATAACCTGACCGCAGAGCTGAACGCCCAGACCGATTTGACCCTTACATACGCCGGGTCGTTCAGCTGCACGGCCTATTGTGCCGAAGAATACGCCCACATCTGCGGCGAGGGACACGGAATTACATCCAGCGGCGCAAAGGTGCAGCCGGGCGTGACCGTGGCAGCTGACACCAGCATCCTGCCCTACGGCACGGTGGTTTATATTGAGGGTGTAGGTCTCCGGGTCGTTCAGGACACCGGGAGTGCTGTGGTAGGTAACAAGATGGACGTGGCGGTGAACACCCATGCAGAGGCTCTAAGCTGGTCTGGCTGGGGTTCCCGCCGGGTCTGGATTGTCACAGCAGGAGGTGACGCTGATGCGGACACCTAAACAGAAAACCTCCGCCCAGAAGCGGTATGAGCAACTCAAGTCCCGTGGCCTGTGCGTTGCCTGTGGAAAAGTGCCGGCGCAGCCCGGCAAAACCAAATGCGTCCAGTGCGGCATCAACGCCAGCAAGTCGGCGCTGAGCTGGTATTACCGCAAGCACAAGGAGGTGCAGCATGGCACTGAATGAATATGGAGTCAAACTGGACAGCAACGGCTATGCACCCAGCATCCTCAACCAGCAGCCCACCTGCCTGATTTGCGGGCGATACCACACGGCCCGGCACGAGGTCTTTTATGGCCCCTACCGGGATAAGAGCAAGCGCTTGGGACTGTGGGCGAATCTCTGCCCGTGGTGTCACCAGAACGGCCCGAACGCCATCCACCGCAACCATGACGAAGATCTCCGCTTGAAAAAGTGGGCGCAGAAAAAGGCTATGGAGCATTACGGGTGGCCGGATGAGAAGTTCCGGCAGGAGTTCGGGAGGTCGTACCTGTGAGCACTTGCCCGATTATCGCCATTGACCCCGGCAATGCCCAGTCTGGCTACTGCGTTATCGATCGCAACACCCTGCGCCCGCTGGAATTCGGCAAGGTTGACAACGCCGAGCTGCTGCGGAAGCTGGCCTCTGCCACGGAGCAGGGCTGGCGGTGGGCGGTCATCGAGATGGTGGCCTCCTACGGAATGTCGGTAGGCCGGGAGGTGTTCGATACCGTCCTCTGGATCGGCCGCTTCTACCAAGCCCTGAACGCCTGCTGCCCGGTACGGCTGCTGTGCCGAATCGAAGAAAAGCGACACATCTGCCACAACACCCGCGCCAATGATGCCGCCATCCGGCGGGCACTCATTGACCGATTCGCAGACCACGACCTCAAAAATGGCCGTGGTACAAAAAAGAACCCGGATTTCTTTTACGGCTTCAAAGCCGATGTGTGGGCAGCCTACGCTGTGGGCCTGACCGCCATTGAGAACCGGGACAACGATTATCATTTTTCTGCTACTTGAAAGGAGCACATACCATGGATAGCTACGAAAACGAAGCCTCTAAGTTCGCCGCCCAGCGCACCAAGCTGAAGAACATCTGCGAGGCGCACGACCTGACCTACACCTTCATCAAGAACAGCTACCCCATCAAGCTGATTATCCGCCCCATCAAGGGCGTGGGCGAACAGATGTCCATGCTGGAAACCGCCAGCGAGGACAGCTACATCTCCCCGGATGCCTACCTCCTGTTTACCATGAAGGATGGTGTGCTGGTCTACCGCATGAGCAAGACCTTCACCATTGAGGATGCTCTGTTCGGCAAAATCAAGAACATCTTCAAGAATATGTTCTCCTACTACTGCCAGTTCTTCTTCCGGGAGCTGATCGAGAGCGGCCGGCTGAAAGCCATCGGCGGGAAGATGCCGGAAATCCCTGAAACCGCTGCAAAAGAGCCTGAGGAAAAGGCCCCCGACCTGCCCCCGGACGCTGAAAAGCTGGAAGAAATCGAGGACGAGGCAGACGATGCCGAGGACGAAGCGCCCGCAGCTGACGAGCTGGCAAAAGCCACCGAGATTGCCCGACAGAACGACGGCATCACGCAGGCCATGCTGGAACAGCAGATGGGCGTGACCGCAGAAAAGGCCATCGCTCTGCTGGACGAAATGGAAACGGCCGGCGTGATCGACTTCCACGATGGCCGCTACTACCTCGCCAAGGCAGACAGCGAGGAGGAATAATCCATGGCAAAGGCAGCAGTGACGCGCAGCATCCGGGACGACCACCAGAAGAACTTCCTCAAAATTTTCAACGGCCTGACCGGGAAGCATAGCCGCTGGGAGATTTGGGAGGACTTCGTCACCCTGACCGCTATTGAGATCTCAAACAGCACGGACAAGGTGAACGCGGCCGAACGCACCAAGATGTACCAGACCATCGTTTCCAAGTATTCTGCCAAAGAGCGGGACGGCATGGCTGAAATGCTGGCCGAGGTGGTCATGGGCATGGAGCAGAACCCCGACCAAGATTTCCTTGGCTCTCTGTACATGATGTGTGAGTTGGGCAATGACCATGCCGGACAGTTCTTCACGCCCTACGACGTGTGCCGCTGTATGGCCGAGATCACGTTTGACCCGAAGCTGCACCCGGACATGGAGGGGTTTATCTCGGTATCTGACCCGGCCTGTGGTGCTGGGGCCACGCTGCTTGCCTTTTTGAACGTCTGCAAAAGACGGAATATCTGCTATCACAACAAAGTCCTTGTCATAGCCCAAGACATTGACTTCATCGTTGGGCTGATGTGCTACATCCAGTGCAGCTTCATGGGCTGCGCTGGATATGTAGTCATCGGTGACACACTCGTGAACCCGGCAACGGCCTACGACAGCCGCGGATTGCTGCCCGCAGGACCACAAAACCGCATCTGGTATATGCCGCTTTTCTCAACCGATGTGTGGTATATGCGCCGCCAGATAGCGCAGATGAACCTGTTGTTTGAACCGAAAGGCGAACCTGCAAAAATCGAAAAATCCGATATTAAGCCCGCAAATTTGCAAAAATCTATCAAAAATGAGCCTAAAGCCCCGGAAAACGAGCCTCTTAACGAAACCAAAACCGGGCAGCTCACGTTTTTCTAACCCGAAATAAGAAAGGAGTATCCCTATGGCAGACATTACTTACATCCCTATCCGGCAGCTGTACCCTCACCCCGATAACCCCCGCAAGGAACTGGGCGACCTGTCCGAGCTTGCCGCCAGCATCAAGGAAAACGGCGTATACCAGAACCTGACCGTCATTCCCGGCCACTACCTCAACAGCCGGGAGTACATCGCAAAGTGCGTTGACGAGGGTGGGGATGCAGCCGCAGCAGCGGCAGCATGGACACCCAAGGCTGCGTGGTCCAGTGAGGACTACACCATCATCATCGGCCACCGCCGGGCAGCAGCAGCGCAGCAGGCAGGACTGTACGAACTGCCCTGCGCCATCGTGGAGATGGACGAGCGGGAGCAGATGCAGACCATGATGATTGAGAATATGCAGCGGTCAGACCTCACCGTCTACGAACAGGCGCAGGGCTTCCAGATGATGATGGACTTCGGGCAGACAGTGGAGCAGATCTCCGACAAGTCGGGGTTCTCCCAGTCCACTATCCGGCGGCGCATCAAGCTGCTGGAACTGAACCGCGACAGCTTCAAGAAAGCCGAAAAGCGCGGTGCCACCCTGTCCGATTTCGCCCAGCTGGACAAAATCGAGGACTTGGAAGCCCGAAACCGGGTATTGGAAACCCTCGGTACGCAGAACTTCAACCGGGCCATGCAGGATGCGCTGGAGCAGCAAAAATGGCAGCACCAAAAGGCCGAATGGGTTGAGCAGCTGAAAAAATTCGCTACGGAAGATTCGCAGGCCTCCTACCAGACGCATGAGCATGTAAATGCGTACGGAAAGTGGGGCACAAAAAAGGAAGTCGTCATGCCGGAAGATGCCGACAAGATCGCTTATGTCTATAAGGTCAGTGAAAATCAGATTGACTTGTACAAACCTCGCGATACGGAAGCCGAGGATGCCAGCAACTCGGCGAGGGAGGCCGCAAGAGCCACCGAGCAGCTTGCGAGAGAACAGTTTGCCGCTGTTACGAAGCTCATGTACGAGCTGCGCTGGGACTTCGTGAAGGACTTGACTCCCGCAGAGTGCAAAAAGCACCTGCCGGAAATCTTGGCTTATTCCACCCCGATTCTGACCGAATATCGGCACATGGAGGATGACGAAAACGTGTTGCGGCTGCTCGGCATCGGTCTGGATGAGCAGATTCGGGAAGACACGGAATTGGAAGATGCCCTGAAAATATTCAACGCTTACGATACCGAGCCGGAGAAGATTCTCTTGGCGGTTGCCTTCGATGCGACGGACGGTAGTCGTGAGGGCTATTGGAGCACGGAATGGAATGGACCGACAGGTGCAAGCAAGTTCGTTCACCGCAAAAATGACGACCTCGACAGCACCTATGAACTGCTGACCGCCCTCGGCTATGAAATGGCCGATGACGAAAAGGCCTTGCAGGACGGCACCCACCAGCTTTTTGCGGTGTATGGATCCGGTAGCAAAGCGGACACACCCTGTGATAAGTGCAAAGCTGCTCACCCTGAATGCGACAAGTGCTGCAAAACTTGCGATGACCACTGCAATGCGTTCCAGCTGTGCAGAAAGGAGTATGGCGAATGACCGACCTTGTAAAGTGTGACCGCTGCGGCACACCGTTCAGCATCCAGACAGCCGGCATCCGCAGTACATGGAGCGGCGATTACATGGTGCAATATTTCACCTGCCCCGGCTGCCACCATCGCTACCAGATTCTGACCACGGACACCGAACTGCGCCAGACCGTTCAGCAGCACAAGAAAATTGCCGCAAAAATCCGCATGGGCCAGAGCAAGAATTTCCGGCCGGAAACCCTGAAAAAATATCAGGCGGAAATGAAAAAGCTGGAGGCTGAGCAGAAAAAACGGCGGGATGAACTGATGGACAAGGGCAACGAGATCCTTGCCCAGCTGGGAGAGGAGTAAACCATGGGTGATTTGAAAGAATACGCTGACCGCCTCAAGTTTGAAATCATGGCGGCTGACTTCCTGACCACCGAAGACCGGGAAATGGTCTTTGACCTCATCGAGAAAGTGCTGGGTGATGACAATGCCTGATCAGATCTTCATCAACATTGCGATACTGGCCGTGGGCGTGGCTATCGGTGCCCTGCTGGGCGAAACCAGCCGGCAGCAGCATGACCGCCAGCTGTTCCGGGAGTACATCAACTTTATGACTGAATCGGAGCACAACAATGAGCTGCTGTTCCGGGAAGTGATTCGGTTTCAGACCGAGAAAGGAGCCGACCATGAGAAAGAGTAATCGCCCGCCGGAGCCCGGCGCACGTGGGCTTCTGCGCCTGACCTGCCCTTGCTGCGGCAAGAAGTTCGGTACATATCTCCACGTTCCGCAGATGTCCATAGGCTGCCGCTGCGGGGCTACGATCTCGCTTGAGAGGGGGCTTGTCCCCTATGAGTTCGCCTGCGGCTGCTGCGGGCTGGTGGCCAAAGGCAAGACCAATACCATGGAGCCGGAGATCACCATTCCCTGCAAATGCGGCAATCCTATCACGCTGCACTGGGACAAGGACAAGCGGAGGTACATCGAATGACCCTAGAAGAAGCCTGCCGCCTCATCGACCCGGCAACGGATTTGGACGCTCTGGCCGAGATTGAATATTACAACGGCTTCAAAGGCAAAGACGCTGCTGCCAAAGCCCTGCACGAGGCCGGCCAGATGGTCGTTGACTTTGTGCGCCAGATGTCATGGCATGATGCCAAGAACCCGCCAATCGCCCATGAAGAAAGCTGGGAATGCGCCGGCGAAAAGCACTGCGCCGTGATAAGCGACATCGTATGGGTGTGCTGCGAGAGCGGCCACACCATGAAAGGCTGGGTCGAAAACGGGACGTGGCACATTGAGGATGGCCACCGTGCAGAGGATGGCCACTACGGGCATGTGAAGCTGTGGGCACCGCTGCTGGAGCCGCCGGAGGTGAAAAAATGAAAACCATCACAGTTAAGCATGAGGTTTCGCCGGGTCGTGAAAGTTGCGAATTCGGCGGAGATTTTTGGGGCAAAGAGGTGTGCAAGTACCATACGTTTCGTACTCAAACCCACGGACGCAAGGCTCCACCGGAGTACAGAAAACCGAAGTGTTTACTGTTCGACTGCTGGCTTGAACAGCCGTACAAAAAGTGTGAGGCTTGCAAGAAAGCGTGTATGGAGGCTGAATATGACAATGGAACAACTGCATTTCATGGTTGAATCTCCGGCCAACTTTGTCAGACTGGCCTGCACAATTCTCTTTGAAAAAAGAGAAGCAATGGCCGAATGGGCTGCCACATGGCATGACGTGTTCGATTGTGCCAATGGCGAACAGCTTTTTCTTCAGTTCATGGAAGAACTTTTCCCGGATGGCTGCACCATTGGGGAAAAGGAGCTGAATCGGATAACCGACCGGGCAGTCCGCTACTTGCAAACCGAAACCCGCTGCCTTGACCTGAAAGCCGGTCACGATAAGTCTCGGTTTACCTACTGGGTGTCCTTTATTCCTGAACACAAAGTCTATGGATGCGAGTTCGCTCGGCATGAGGAAACCATTATTGAAATCCTTACCGCATTCTTCGGGAAGTCAATCGCAGGTTACAGTCTGGACACTTTGAAGCACTTCATTCTCCGTTCCTTTGAAATCCGCTCTGATAATTCATCGGTACGGTCTATTGCAGAGGATGTGGACTTTATCCAACGGGCGGTATTTGCCCGGAGTTTTGGCAACGGCAAACAGGAGGTGCCGGAATGAAATGGGTTGCGCTTATCTATGCAGCGGAGTGGATTTCAGTGGGGTTGGCGGTGTCAACCGCAATCCACGTCACCGGAAATCTGAGGGCGCTTTGGTTCTTTTTGATTCCGGCATTATTCGGCGTTAGCTATCATGATGGCGATGAGGGAGAGAAAAAATGAAGTACTGCGTTGAAATCTCGGAAGAACAGTTGCGTATCATCAGCGTGGCTGTGGACGAGTATATGAGGCTGCGCATGGGGCAGTTTGAACCCTTGACAGAGGATTTGGTCTTTGATGGAGAGGACAAAAAGCAACTCTATGAGAAACCATACGACATCCGCGTCTATAACGAACGGAAGCATTGCATCGAAACGATGTTTGAGGCTGCCTATAAACTGGCCTACCCACCGTTTGGACACCGGGAGCGGCAACACGATTCATGGGGAACGTGCATCGACCTTGTACACGCTATCGAGCATCAGCAGTGGTTAGATGCCCCAGAAAATAAACGTGAGGCACCGGGCACAACAAACAGGTCATTTGATCCCGTTCCACTGGGGCACGAACCGTTCCCGAAAATCGAGAAGGTGGACGAATGAGCTGTCTGTCTTGCGAGAACTACATACCCCTTAACCCGGCCATCCAGCGCACCGATGCCCAGGGCCAGACCTATACTGTGCCCGGCCTGTGCAAAATTGGTGCAGACCACATAATTTGTGGACTTCCGGTCTACCTTCCGACAGCAAAATGTGATAAAATAATAGAGGCGCCGCCGCAAGACGGTAGCTGAATTATGACGGAGGTAGGTTGTGACATTACAGGAATTGTCCAAGTACTATGACATTCAGATGACCCTCGAAAAAGACCGTGAAGCCTTGGAGCGACTGCGACAAAGAATCACTCCCGCCTCCCCACAACTGACCGGGATGCCCCACACGCCGGGTGTCCGGGATAAAGTCGGAGATCTGGCTGTAGAGTTGGCCGACATGGACGAGCGCATCCGCTGGCTGGAAGAGCTGGCAGCGCAGGAAAAGCCCAAAGTCGAGGCCTACTGCAAGAGCATTGTGGATGCTCGGATGTATCTGGTTTTCAGACTGCGGTTTATCCGCTGCTACTCATGGGCCGAAGTTGCCGGAGTTCTGGGAAAAGGATATACCGAAGATGGGGTCAGCCGGATGGCATACAACTACCTCAACAAAAACTGACCGATAAGCCCTGCATTTGCGGGGCTTTTTATTTTTGCCCCAAAACTGAAATTCAAATCAGAAATCCACACAAAATCAGCTCAAAATTGAAATGAATTTAACTTTTACCCCCCCTGAAAAGTTGAATTCAAAGTGGAAATCGTTGAGAATCAAGGGGATGGTTTCACTCGCTGTCGGACGTTGTCGGATGGTTTCGGATGGATGCCGAAGCTTACCGATGGATTCAGATGACAACGGACGCTCCGAGTGATATGATTAGGATGCAAAATTCAAATCAAGCCAAGCGGTGCTCACCATTCCCGGTGGGTGCCGCTATTTTATTGCCTGAAAGGAGGATTCCGGGCCGCACGTTGCTCCTTTGCGTACGGCATCACCGTAGCACCCCGAAAAGCCGAGGTGCTGCAGCTGGGCATTTCGCCGTGCCCAGTCACAAAGAAGGAGATTTTCCATGTATCAGAAAATCAAGGCAAAATTCAAGGCAAACCCCACCATTTTCTACGCCTGTTCCATCGTTGCATCATGGGCAGGAGTCGGCTCCCTGATGAACTTCCGCACGCTGGCCATCAACAACGGCGCTGCTGCGGCTATCATCTGGGCGGTTTTCAACTCGCTGGCCTGTATCTTCTTCGGTCTGTTTGCGGAGTACATCCCGACCGTCCGGCGCATCATGCAGAGCAAGGTGATGTTCTACTTCATCGGCTTTTTGACCGTGTTCCAGACATGGACGCAGATGTCCGGCATCTATGAGATCTTCGGCGACACGCCGATCGGCACCACCGGAGGCACATTGATTGTCTACGGCACCTGCCTTGTGTTCCTGTTTATGCTTCTGAAAGAGGGCATGATTCGGAACGTCCTGTCTGATGGCTTTTCATTGGTGGTTGTTTACGGTCTGCTGGCAGTCGTTGTCATTGCCGCGCTGGTATACACCCACGGTGCATTCGTCAACATCGACCCCGGCCTGACTGCTGCCGGTATCCAGACGGGCCTCTACAAAGGCTTCCTGCTGCTGCCCGGCCCGTTCACTTATCCGTACTACTACTCGCTGTTCTCCTACAACGACAAAAATGAAGATGGCACCCAGCACGGCAACATGAAAAAGTCCTTTGTGTTGGCTGGCGTGATGTTCGGTGTCTACATGGTGCTGGCTGCGCTGCTCACATGGGTCAATTTCAGCCCACTGCTGAACACGCTCAAGGCTATCCTGATCACCATCATTGCGCTGTCCTCGCTGTCCACCTACCTCTATTCGGAGTATCTGGTGTTCGGTGAGAACATCGGCTTTCTCATTGACGTGCTCACTGTTACCTCGTGGCAGCTCGTGATCCCGCTGGGTGTCATGGGCATCTGGACGCTGATGAGCGAGCTTCGGGTGTACATCATCATCTTTGTGCTGCTGGCCTCCGTGGTCCTGCACCTCGTTTCTGACCGAAAGGAGGATGCACGATGAAAATCACGGTAAAGAAGCTGTCCGAGCTGCACAAGCCCGCCCACAACATCCGCCGGCATTCCGAGAAGCAGTTGACCGAGTACATCCGCAGCATTGAAATGTTCGGGCAGGTCAAGCCGCTGGTCGTGGCCGAGGACGGTGAGATCATCGCCGGTAACGGTCTGTATGAAGCGCTGCTCCGCATGGGCCGGGAAACCTGTGACTGCTATGTCATGGTCGGCCTGACCGATGTTCAGAAGAAAAAGCTCATGATGGCCGACAACAAGGTCTATGAGCTGGGATTCACTGATGTGGATGCCATCGAGGAACTGGTCAAGGAGCTGGACGGTGATGTGGATGTCCCGGGCTGGGATGCCGATCTGCTGGAAATGCTGAACAGCACCGAGGATGAAGCGGACGAAATGATTGGCTCCTACGGAGAATTCCCGGAGAGCGAGATTTCGTCCATCAACCGCCAGCAGAATGAGGAACACGTCCCCTATGCAGCAGCGCCTACCTATCCGGTAGCGCCGCCCGACCCACAGCCCGTGTCCACCGTCTCCGAGCCTCCGCAGCAGCCCTCCCCGGTGTTGGAGGTGTCTACACCTACCGAGCCGGAAACCGCTGTTCCTGAGGCGGCCAGTGGCGCAGAGCAGCACCGGTACATCCGCTGCCCGAAGTGTGGTGAGCTGATATGCCTGTGAAAGTAGTGGAAAGCAACCTGAACGTGTTGCAGGCTGCGAAGATCCGCATCCGAAATGTGTTCGCCAACGGCTGCAAAATCTACCTGAGCTTTTCTTCCGGCAAGGATAGCCTGTGCATGGCCAACCTCGTTTATGAAATGATTCTCTCCGGTGAGCTGGACCCCAAGCAGCTGACGGTGACGTTCATCGACGAGGAGGGGCTTTACCCCTCGATGGTCGATGCAGCATACCGCTGGCGGCGCAACTTCCTGTCGGTCGGCGCAAAATTCTTGTGGTTTTGCCTGCCGTTCAAGCAGGTGTCCGTCATTGACCACCTGTCCAGCTCCGAATCGTGGATAACGTGGGAGCCGGGCAAGGAAGATGTCTGGATGCGCAAACCGCCCGATTTTGCCATCATGTACAGTCCCTACCTCCACTATGCAGGGGAAATGAACTACCAGACGTTCTGCTCCAAGGCGTTTTCTGACGGCATCCAGCTTGTCGGTCTGCGCACGGCGGAAAGCCTGACCCGCTTCAAGTGCATTGCCAACACCAAAATGGAGCGCATCACCCGCGGCGGCAAGTTCTATCCCATCTACGACTGGAAGGACTCCGATGTGTGGCTGTACATCAAGGAGCGAAACCTTGAATTTCCTGAGATCTACATGAGGCTCTATGAGGCGGGTGTCCGAAAGAATGCCCTCCGGCTGTGCGCATTCTTCGGTGACTGCGGCACACAGGGCCTCCGTTGGATAGCTGAAACGGACAACGACCTGTGGGAGCGCATCCAGCGGCGAGAACCCAATGCCTACCTCGTTCTGCTCTACTGGGATTCTGAAATGTTCCGGCGCACCACCCGCAAGCGTGGGGAGCTGGAAAAAGAATCCGAGAAAAAGGACTATAAAGCCCTCTGCAAAGACCTTCTGTTCCTGCACCCGGAGCGCTACACCATCGCCAAGGACACCCTGTCCCACATCGAGCACTGGCGTGGCCTGTTCATCAAGACCTACGGCATCGCTGAGCAGAAGCACTACAAGACCATGTACGAGGGCCTGTTGTACGGAGACCCCAAAATGCGTATCCTGCGCATTCTCTGGACCACCATCTACAACGACCACAACGCCCGCATCAAGGAGGAGCAGAACCATGGAAAGCATTGATGTATTCGCCCCGCTGGCATCCCTCCAGTGGGTAGACCGCAACACTATTCACGCCAACGACTACAACCCCAACAAGGTCAGCGAGGAAAACCTGAAGCTGCTTATCCAGTCTGTCCTGACCAACGGCTGGACACTGCCCATCGTGGTACGCCCTGACGGCACCATCATTGACGGCTTCCATCGCTGGACTGTATCGGGCCGGGAGCCGCTGCTGTCCCTGCTGGGCGGCAAAGTGCCGGTCGTAGTCGTAGACCACCACGGCGACGAGAGCGCCGACGTGTACGGCACCATAACCCACAACCGTGCCCGCGGCACACACCTGCTCGACCCCATGAAAGCCATCGTGAAGAAGCTCATGGACGAGGGCAAGACCGTGGACGAGATCGGCAAGCAGCTGGGCATGAAGCCCGAAGAGATCTTCCGCCTGTCCGGCTTCACCAAAGACGAGTTCCTGAACATGATGACCAAAGACCATCCGACATACTCCAAGGCCAAGGTCATCCGCAGCATCTGAGAGAGGAGCGTATCACAATGCCTGTCGTAGACATCTACGTTAATAAGCCTGTACCTGTGCAGGACATGGAGTTCACCTTTGTGTATGACCCTGCAATGGTTGAAGCTGCGCTCCACCCGCCCGACAGCGGGCAGGAACAGCCGTTCAGTGCCGAAAAGGTACTGTGACGGGGGTGCCCTACCATGAGCGGGCTCGACGACCCCGAAACCAAGCTAGTTAGTGAGGGAAAAATCAGTCATTTCGTTACGCTTTGTATAACGAATCTCAAGGAATTTTCCAGATAGTTTTACCAGAAAAGGAGGTGGTTTCTGGATGCCTACAAAAGAAAGACTTGCTGACAGAAACGTGACCACCACCGAACTGGCTCTGATACTGGGAATCACAGGACGCAGAGTGCAGCAGCTGACACAGGATGGTGTGCTTACCACCGTCAGCCGGGGAAAGTTCGTCTTGTCTGATGCCGTGCAAGCCTACATCGGCAGCATCTCCCGTGGCGGGCTAACCAAGGAAGAAGCGGAGGAGGCCAAGAAGATTGAGCGGGTCAAGGCCAAGGCTGAGGCCACGCTCAAGACCAGCAAGGCCAAAATCGCACAGGCAGAAGCCAAGGAGCTGTCTGGGCAGATGCACCGCAGCGAGGACGTTGCTGCCATGACCGCCGAACTTATCTACACCATCCGGGGTGCGCTGATGGCGTTGCCCAGCCGGGTGGCCATCAATGCTGCTGCTCTATCTGACCCTGCTGAGGTTGCAGAGTATATGCGCGGCGAGGTCAATCAGATTGCGGAGGAAATCGCTCTGTTCCGCTATGACCCGGCCAAGTATGAGGCTCGCGTCCGGGAACGCCGGTCGTGGACTGATAAACTGGGCGGTGACGAGGATGAGTGACAACGCCGCAGTAGACCGCCTGAATGCTCTGGTGTCGAAGCTGGTAGCAGCTATTCGCCCGCCGCCCAACGTGACGGTCAGCGAGTGGGCAGCACAAAACCGCGTCCTGTCCCCGGAAGCATCTGCTGAACAAGGCCGCTGGCGCAACAGCAGGACGCCCTATCTGGTGGAAATCATGGACGCATACTCTGACCCTCGCGTCCATCACATTGTTGTCGTTGCGTCCTCGCAGGTCGGCAAGAGCGAGTTTGAGAACAACGTCATCGGCAGAACGATTGACGTTGACCCCGGCTCCATCCTGTTTATCCATCCGCAGATGACGGATGCCAAGGAGTACAGCAAGCTGCGTATCGCCCCCATGATACGAGATTGCCCTACCCTGCGGGCAAAGGTGGCAGAGAGCAAGAGCCGAGACAGCGGCAACACCATTCTGCAGAAGTCTTACCCCGGCGGCATCCTGACCATGTGCGGCTCCACCGAGGCGCACGCTCTGGCATCGAAACCCATCCGCTATGTTCTGGGGGATGAACGTGACCGCTGGGCTGCGAGCGCCGGTACTGAGGGCGACCCTTGGGAACTGGCAATGGCCAGACAGACCACGTTCTATAATTCGAAGGCGGTGGAGGTCAGCACCCCCACCATCAAGGGCCACAGTGCCATTGCCAAGTCCTACGTCAAGGGAACGATGGAACGCTGGGTATCCCAGTGCCCGCACTGCAAGGGCTTCCACGAACTGCGCTGGGAAGATATTCGGTACGATTACGACACCATTGAGACCCACGGCGAGAAAACCTACAAGGTCAAGGATGTGTGGTATCTCTGCCCGGAGTGCGGCTGCATTTCGGACGAGGTGACCATGAAGCGGGCACCCGCTCACTGGCAGGCTGAAAATCCGGCAGCCTATGAGAACGGCATCCGCAGCTTCTGGCTGAACAGCTTCGTCAGCCAATGGGCGGCATGGAAAGACACCGTGCTGAAATACCTGAACGCCTTGGGCGATACCAAGAAGATGCAGGTCGTCTACAACACCCGCCTTGGGCTGCTGTGGGAAGACCGTGGCGATGTGCAGGACGAGGATACCATGCTGGGCCGCAGGGAGGAATATCCCGCAGAACTTCCGGAGGGCGTTCTGGTGCTGACTGCTGGCGTTGACACGCAGGATGACCGCATGGAGTACGAGATCGTGGGCTTCGGCCACTTCGGGGAAACATGGGGCATCGAAAAGGGCATCGTCAGCGGCAGACCTGACAGCGATGAAGTCTGGCAGCAGCTGGACGAACTGGTGTTTGACCGCAAGCTGAAATTTGCTGATGGCGTGGAACTGCCTGTGTCCATCAAATTTGTGGACGAGGGCGGTCATTTCACCCAAGAAATACGCCAGCGGTGCCATGACCGCATAGGCAAAAAGGTTTTCTGCATCAAGGGTTTTCCCGGCTCTGATAGGCCATTTACCGGCCCGCCGAAACAGCAGAAAATCACGGTGCAGAACCGCTACATCGGGATGTGCTGGCAGTACCAGCTGGGCGTTGACTCCGGCAAACAAATCATCATGGACGACCTGAAAGTACAGGAGCCAGGTGCCCGGTACTGCCACTTCCCGCGCCGGGACGATTATGGCCTCGGCTATTTCAACGGACTGCTGTCTGAGCATTTGGTTTACAAGGATGGCCACCGCAATCCGTGGCAGTGGGAGAAAATCTCCGGCCACGAGCGCAACGAGGCGCTGGACTGTAGAAACTACGCTCTGGCGGCTTTCAAGGTGCTGCCGAAAGATCTCGATGCCATTGACCGCAGGCTGAAACAGCTGCGTGGCAAGGCAGTCGACACCCCGGCAGCGGTAAATATTCAACAACCCATCTCCCGCTCCCAGCCAACCGGCAGGAAGCGGGAGAAACTTTTGGATGACTGGTGAGGTGTGAGGTATGGATACCGCGACCATCAAAAAGCGGCTGGAGTTCCACACGAGGCGGCTCGACAACCTGTATTTGGCCTACAACAAGCTGCTTTCCGGCGGCGTGAAAAGCTACCGTCTTGATGACCGGGAACTTACGCGCCTCGACCTCGGTAAATTGAGCGATGAAATCAAGGATGCCGAGGGAAAAGTCGATGAGCTTACTGCGCTGCTGAACGGTCAGAGTGCCCGCAAGGCATTTGCCGTTATTCCGCGCGATTGGTGATTTTTTAGGGTGACAGCCCATCTGGGCTTTTGCCGCGGACTGGCTGCTTTTTACTCCTTTCCCCAGCCAGCCCGCTTAGTTTGAAATTTACGGAGGCGATTACTTTTGAGCGTCAGATACCGCGTCACTGCTGTACCGCAAGCCAGCGGATACAGCGAAGCGGGCGCATCCTACAAGCGGCGCGCGCTGCGGGCATTCTTCCCCAACAGCAACTCGCCGAGCAGCGATATACACGACAACGCCGACACCCTACGGCAGCGCAGCCGGATGCTCTACATGAGCGCACCGATTGCCACGAGTGCCATCAACACCAACCGCACAAAGGTGGTCGGCACTGGCCTGAACCTGAAAGCAACTATTGACCGGGATGTGTTGGGGCTTTCCCCAGAGGCGGCCAAGGAATGGCAGACCAAGACAGAGGCTGAGTTCCGGCTGTGGGCGGAGAACCGCCGCAGCTGCGATGCCATGGGGCTGAACAACTTCTACGGCTTGCAGCAGCTGGCCTTGAAAAGCTGGCTCATGAGCGGCGATGTGTTCGCCGTGGTGAAAATCCGCAACCCGGACAAGCTGCATCCCTATGGCCTGCGGCTGCATCTGGTAGAGGCCGACCGAGTGTCCACCCCGGACAAGTGCGGCGGCCTGCTGGATGGTCTGGGCTACACCGAGGGCAAGAACCCCGGCAACGGAAACAAAATCTATGACGGCGTGGAAGTAGACAGCAGCGGTGCAATCGTGGCCTACTGGGTGCGAAACACCTACCCGCACGAATGGAAGGGCGATACGACCACATGGCAGCGGGTAGAGGCCGTCGGCGCAACTACCGGGCTACCCCAGATCCTGCACATCATGGAATCGGAACGCCCGGACCAGTACCGCGGTGTTCCGCTCATTGCGCCCATCATCGAACCGCTGCTCCAGCTGCGCAGATACACCGAATCGGAACTGATTGCAGCACTGGTCCAGAGCTACTTCACGGCGTGGATTGTCACCAACACGTCCAAGAGCGGCATTCCGTTCAGCGAAACTGGAAGCGGTGACCTCGGCGGTGTTCCTGTGGATAATCCACAGGCCAGCAATGTCAGCCACAGTGATTCCGAATATGAGATGGGGCCCGGTCAGGTTTTTCACCTCGGCCAAGACGAGGATGTCAAGTTTGGAAATCCGAATCTCCCGACTGCGGGCTTTGATACGTTCGTTCGGACGATGTGCAAGCTGATGGGTGGAGCCATCGAGATGCCGTATGAACTGCTGCTGAAAGAGTTCAATGTCAGTTATTCGGCAAGCCGCGCTGCTCTGCTGGAAGCATGGGAGGCGTTCAAGATGCGCCGCACATGGCTGGTGGACAGCTTCTGCCAGCCCGCGTATGAAATCTGGCTGGCAGAGGCCGTAGCCCGTGGGCGAGTAATCGCTCCGGGCTTTTTTGATGACCCGCTGCTCCGTGCTGCATGGTGCGGTGCCCGCTGGATTGGCCCTGTGCAGGGCAGTCTTGACCCCGCCAAGGAAGTCAATGCAGCCATTCTCCAGACGCACCACGCCTTTAAGACCCACGAACAGGTCACCCTTGAGATGGGCGGCGGTGACTGGACCGAAAACGCCGAACAGCTGGCTCGTGAAAATGAGCTGCTGAAAGCAGCTGGCAGTGAGGGCGCAATCGAAACCACCGCCAGCATTACGACACAGGGAGGTAAGCAAAATGCCCAAACCGAATAACGCACCGCAGGTGAACATCCAGCGGCCTTGTTACGCAATGGCCAGCACTGACGGCCAGACCGCCGACATTACCATGTACGGCGATATCGTGGAAAAACAGCCCATCGACAGATGGACCAATGAACCGATTCCCGGCCAGTACATCGTTGAGAGTGAGTTTCTGAACGACTTGGCACAGATTGAGGGGTGTTCACAAATCACCATCCGCATGGACAGTTTGGGCGGCGATGCAGGCGTTTCCATCCTGATTCACAATCGGCTCCGGGAGCTGGCGGCCAAAGGCACCAAGCTGGTCTGTATCGTGGACGGTGTAGCAATGAGTGGCGGCAGCCTTATCATGTGCGCCTGCGATACCGTCCGCGTAAATCCGTCCAGCCTCGTGATGATTCACAAATGCTGGAGTTTTGTTCTTGGCGCATACAACGCAGATGAACTGCGCAAGGCTGCCGATGCCAACGATGCGTGGGACAAGTCGCAGGTCAGCATCTACAAGCGCAAGACTGGGATGTCTGAAACTGTGCTGTTGCACATGATGGCCGACACTACCTATATGACAGGCAAAGAGGCCGTAGAAAAGGGCTTTGCCGACGAACTGCTGGATGATGCTGAACCCGTTGCAATCTCCGCAAGCGCAGACCGTCAGACCATCTACGCAAATGGTCACGCCCTGCGCCTGATGCCTGGCGTAAAGTTGCCCGACAACATTCCTATGGCTAAAGCGGCTGCACCTGCTGCCGCTGCTGCAAATACACCGGCGGCACCCGCCGCCCAGTCCAACGAAGGAGGACAATCCACTATGGCAAACAATGCAAATCCCACCCCTGCAACCCCCGCAGCGGAAAACCCGCAGGCCGCAGTTGACGCAGCCGTGAGCGCGGAGCGCAACCGTCTGGCCGAAATCGATTCGGTGGCAAGCCTGTTTGACCCCGCTCTGGTGCAGGAGGCTAAGTACGGCGAGACCGCTTGCGATGCTCGCGAGCTGGCATTCCGCGCCGCCAAGGCTGCTGCTGCGCAGGGTCACGAGTTCCTGAAGAATCTGGCAGCGGACAACGCCGCATCTGGTGCACAGAACGTGGAGGCTGTTCCGGGCGCGTCTGCATCTGGCAGCCCGGAATCTCTGCCCGATGCAAAGGGCAATGCGCCCAAGACGCAGGCCGAGCGCATGGCTGCTGCCGACGCAGCCGTCGCCGAACTGCTCGACGATGACAAGAAGTAAGGAGGAACACTACTATGAGCGAACTGAGCAAATCTCTCGGCACCATGGAGTATGACGGCCTGATTGCCGACATCAACCCCAAGCTGGTTGTCAGCGGCGGCACCCTCCGCAAGCTGGGTGCTGCCGGCACCATCAAGCGCGGCACCATTCTGGCAAAGTCCGGCGGTACCGCAGGCGATAACAAGCTGGTGGCACTGGGCACCGCTGCCAGCGGCGATACGGAGACCCTGACCGCATACGCCATCCTGTGCGATGATGTTGAGGTTGGCACCACTGATGATGTGACCGTTCCTGTCTATCTGGCCGGCTGCTTCAACCTGAACAAGTGCGTCACCATCAATGACCATACTATCACCGAGGCTGAGAAGGATGCCCTGCGTAACGGCGGCATTTTCTTCAAGGCTGCTGCACCTGCACTGTGAGGAGGATACAACAATGCCTGCTGAACTGAATTTCTTCGATACCTATACCCTGATGGCCGTGCAGAAACGCATCGTGCCCAAGCAGACTTTTTTCCGTGACCGCTACTTTCCCACGGAGGAGGGCGACATCTTCAGCTCCAACAAGGTGCTGACCGAGTACATGGACGGCGACCGCAAGATGGCAGCCTTTGTGTCGCCTCGTGTCGGCGCAATCCCGATGGAGCGCACGGGCTACGAGGTCCACGAGTTTGAGCCTGCGTCCATCGGTGTGAGCCGTCCTCTGACCTCTGATGACCTGACGAAGCGTGGCTTCGGCGAGGCCATCTATGCCAACAGCACCCCTGCCCAGCGTGCCGCAAAACTGGTCCAGAACGATCTGGCTGACATGGATGGCCGTATCACCCGCACCGAGGAGTGGATGTGCGCACAGACCATGCTGGACAACGGATGCGTCATGCAGGAGATGATCGACAACGTGACCAAGGGCGAGGCAAAGGTCGTGAATTTCTACAACCCCGGCCACGAGAACGACCACATCTACACTGCCGCCCACAAGTGGAACGAGGAAGGTGGCAATTTCTTTGGCGACGTTCCGGCTATGTGCCGGCTGCTGTCCAAGCGGGGTCTGCGCGCTGCCGACCTGCTGCTGGGTGCTGATGTTTATGACGCAGTGATGAATCTCGAAAAGGTTCAGCGTCTGCTGGATAAGAATTCCGGCATCATCATTGGCCAGATTGAGCAGCAGCTGAGCGCATACGACGGTGTTGTCTACGGTGGCACCCTCAACTTCCGCGGCTACAAGTTGAATCTGATTTCTGTTGATGAAACCTATGTGGATTCCACCGACAAGGAGCAGAGTTACTTCCCCAAGACCGATGCCGTGATTACGGCTCCCGGCTGCGGCCATTTGATGTATGGCGCTATCACTCAGATCAACTACGGCGACACCATCCAGTCCACCATTTCTGGCCGCCGTGTTCCGAAGTTCAGCATCGATCAGGAAAACGACACTCGCAAGACCGCCCTGAAGTCTCGTCCTCTGGCTGCACCCAAGAACTACATTCCGTGGATTCGCGCCAAGAACATGGTCGGCTAAGTCCGACCTGAAAGGAGTACACCGATGATCGTTGAAATTCTTTGCGGTGGCTACGGCTGCCCCACCAAGACTGGCGTTCACACTGTTGCGCATGGCGAGCGGTGCGAGGTCAGCGATGCCGAAGCAGCCCGCCTTATCGGGCTGGGTGTGGCGAAATACGCGTTTTCTGCGCCCACTGCCCCGGAAACCGCCCCTGCGGACGTTCCGGCAACTGCGGAAGGTAACGACACCCCCGCAACCGAAGCCTCGCAGAACGGCTCTGAGGCGGCACACCTCGACCCCGACCAGCTGCACGACATGACTGTTGCCAATCTGAAAAAGCTGGCCGCAGATATGGGCATCGACACCAAGCAGTTCAAGACAAAGGACGCACTCATTCAGGCTATCTGCGCCGAGGACGTTGCGCCCGGTGACGAGTGCACCGATGGTCCTGAACTGGCAGCTGCGATGCCCACGGCGTGAGTGCCTTTAAAGACGCTGTGCAGGAAGACCTGAACAGCGTCTTTCTGAATCTGGATGAGTTCGCCGAAACGCACACGGTCTACTATGATGGAGAGGAATACCCTGACGTTCCTCTGGTTCTGACAGGCCTCTCTGAAAAGGAACGTGTACGCCAGGCCATCAGCGACCATGCGCAGGGTCTGTACCGGGTCAGCCGGGTGCTGCACTGCGATATTGCGGCCCTCGGCGGAAAGCAGCCTGAGAAGGATTGCAAGCTGGGCATTGACGAGGATGGATTCGTCCGAAACTACTATGTGGCATCCTCTGTCTGCGAGATGGGGATGCTGCGGGTGGAACTGGAGGCGATTGACGAATGAGTGATGTGACAACGGACACCATGATGCACAGCGTAGCTGCTGGCATCACCGTTGACATTGCAGAGGAAGGATTTGACCGGGTGTCTGCCCTCCTCGCCGGAATTCCCGGAGGTGCCAATCGTGCTGTAGGATCTGCGCTGGCTCGCGCCGCTGCCGCCGGAAAAACGGTGGCGAAACGGGCAGTCACGCAGGAGTATGCCATCAGCAGCAGCGAATTTTCCAACCGCACAAAGAATATCAACAACATCCAGCGGGGCAGCAATGGCGAGGTTTCTATCAACTTCGGCTACCGTGGCAGCGTCATCCCCCTTAGAGTTTTCGATACCAAGGTGGACAGCAGCGGCCGCGTGGTAACTCGCGTGAAGAAGTCCGGCGCCAGACAGGCGTTGGATCACGCTTTCGAGGCAAAGATGGGCTCTCATTATGGCATCTATGAGCGGCAGGGAGAAAAACGGTTCCCGGTCAAGGAACTGTTTGGTCCGGCCACCCCGCAGATGATGTACTCCAACGAGAATGTCATGGACTCCATTGAGGAGAAAATGGCATCCACCTATGAGGAGCGCATTGAGCATGAAATCACGCGAATCTTAAACGGATGGGGTGTCTGATATGACCAGCGTTGTTTTGCTTGAGCAGCTGAAAGCGTTTACAGAGAAAATCATGACCGACATGATTCTCCCGGTGGCTATGCAGCAGGGCGATACCGAACAGGCCTACCGTGCCCCGGAAGTCTATCTGATGCGGCTGCCCGACAGCCGTTCGGCTAAGAAGAAAGCCCCGTACATCATCCATCGGGTCATCCCGCTGGAAACGGAGCAGCAGCCCGGCAGCGAGGAGCGGACGGTGGTTTCTGTGCGCTCTATCTTCTGCTGCTACAACCCGGATGAACAAGAGGGCGACCTTGCTCTCCTGAACATGATGGAGCGGTTTCGTGTGGAATTGCTCAAAGTTCGCAAAGTAGGCGGAACCGGCACTGATGGCGAGCATCGGTATCAGTTTACGCTTGTCCTTTCTCCCGGTCACAAGCTGGAAAGCGTTCCCTACGATGAGGAAACCAAACCGTATTACGCCGGAGAGATGATTACCCACTGGAAGCTGCCGACCGTGCAGCAAACGGAGGATATTAGATTATGGCGGTAAAAAAGACCGCGGCGGAACAGCCCGCCGAAAGCACCGTGAACGCCGAGCCTGCGCAGAGCAAGCCCGGCGTTTCCATTTACGTTGGTCCGTCCATTCTGGGCTATATCCAGAAAAATACGATTTACCCCTGCACTGCTGCGGAGGCGGTGAATCGTGACGATGTGAAAATCGCCACCGAGAAATATCCCGGCGTGGCCGACTTCATCATCGATGTGGCCGAACTGAACACCACGCCTGAAAAGGCAAAAGCACGCGGCGAGGCCATCCTTGCGTATGCCCGGATGCTCGCCAAATCCAAGTAAGGAGGATTACATACTATGGCAGATCATGGTATTAACGTCAGCCGCGCCGACACCGCCGTGGCGACCCCGAACGCCGCAACCTGCGGCATTCCCTTTGTCATCGGCACTGCACCGCTGTCCAAGGCAACCGGCACCGCCGCAACCGCTGGCACCCCGGTGCTCTGCACGAGCTATACCGAAGCGGAGGAACAGCTGGGCTATGACAACGACTGGAAAAAGTTCACCGTTTGCGAGGTGATGTACTATCACTTCAATCTGTGCGCTTGCCAGCCGGTCATTTTCCTGCCGCTCGCGGAAAACGCTGAGGCCGAGGCTGTGGCAGCTGCTGTTGAGCAGGTCGAGGCTTGCCTGACTATGTTCGGCATTGTGCCTGATCTGATTATGGCACCCGGCTTCTCCAAGGAGGCTACCGTTTCTGCTGCGCTGGCTGCGAAGGCGGGCTCCATCAACGGTATGTTCCCTGGCAAGGCTCTGGTGGACATTTCTGCAAAGACCTATACTGCCGCAGTGCAGGCCAAGAACGCTGGTACTTACGACCAGAAGTCCATTCTGTGCTGGCCTAACGGCACTCTGGGCGAAAAGAAATTCCACGGCTCTACCGTCATGGCGGGCTGCCTTGCGGAGACCGACACCAAAAATGGCGGCATCCCCTACGAGAGCCCTTCCAACAAGCCTGTCCACATCGACGGCCTGTGCGATGATGACGGTGCAGCCATCAACCTGACCTACAATCAGGCAAACGTGGTCGATGCCGCTGGCATCTGCACGTTCCTGAACTTCATGGGCAGCTGGACCGCATGGGGCAACCACACTGGCTGCTACCCCAAGTCCACTGACGTAAAGGATTACTTCATCCCCATCAGTCGGATGTTCGACTATGTTTCCAACACGCTTATCAAGACTTTCTGGTCTAAGCTGGACAAGCCGATGAACCGCCGCCTGATTGACACCATTTTGGACAGCGCAAACATCTGGCTGAATGGTCTGGTTGGCGCAGGCTACCTGCTGGGTGCCCGCGTGGAGATGCTGGAAAGCGAGAACCCCCTGACCAGCCTGATGGCGGGCAAAATCAAGCTGCACGTCTACATGACCCCGCCCTCTCCGGCGCAGGAAATCGACTTCGTGCTGGAGTATGACGCTGACTATGTGACCAGCGCACTCCAGTCCTAAAGAGGAGGTATATCTATGGACCAGTCTGTTATCAACTTTGCTGTCTATGAGGATAGCATCGAATACGAAGGCATGGCACAGGTGACTCTGCCTGATGTTACCATGCTGACCCAGACCGTTTCCGGCTCTGGCATTGGCGGCAACATCGAGGCTGTCATCATGGGTCATCTGGAAGCCATGACCCTTGGCCTGAACTTCCGTACCACCACGCCGCAGTCGGTCAAACTGGCAGAGATCCGCCGCCATCAGATTGACCTCCGTGTGGCAAACCAGTACGAGGACAACATCAACGGCACCGTTGATGTTCGTTCCGAAAAGCACGTCATGGTCGTCATCCCGAAGTCTACCAAGGGCGGCACTATCGCCCCGGCAACTCCCGCCAACGGGTCTGGTGAGTACGCTGTTCGCTACTGGGCAACTTATCTCGATGGCAAGAAGGTGCGTGAACTGGACCCCACCAACTTCATTTGCTACATCAACGGCACGGATTATCTGGCAGCTGTCCGTAAGGTGCTGGGCAAGTAATCAGAGCCAATCGTTATGCCGGGGCTGCATTTTGCGGCTCCGGCCTATTTTTTAACTGCGAAAGGAGCAGCCGCTATGAACACCACCATCAGCGATAAAGAGTACGATGCAGCCATCGCCGCTGCGAACAAAGCTGCCACCGACCCTTATGTGTACGTCCACAAGCTCATTCAGCCGTTTGAGTATGAGGGCAAGAAGTACGACACCCTGACGTTTGACTTCGGCAAGTTGACCGGCAACGATTCGCTTGCAATCGAGGCTGAAATGTCCGCTCTGCGCCAGCCGGTTATCGTGCCGAGCATGAGTGCGGGCTATCTGATTCGGATGGCTTGCCGGGCGTGTACGCAGCCCATCGGCGTTGACGTTATCGGCGCAATGAGCATTCGGGATTACAACACCATCCGCACCAAAGCAAGAAATTTTTTGATGCTGTCGGATGTGTAACTGATGATGGTGGAGAGTGGCTGCGGCGGCAAGCCCTTCTGATGGCGCAGGGCAACAACACCCCTGCACCATACTGGCTTGCAATGCCTCTGTATCAACTGCGGCAATGGATTGATACCAACAATGCCATTGTCGCCGAGCGCGAAAAGGCGAGAAAGGCGAAGTAGTGGCTCGAAAAGAATGGGAGTTGCTGTTCAACCTGTCCGCCAAACAGAACAGCAACTTCTCCAGCACCTTCAAGGCTGCACAGTCGGCTCTTGTGGAAACACAGAACAGAATCCAACAGCTGAACAAGGTACAGTCCGACATAACCGCATACCAGAAGCAGCAGCAGGCCGTTGACTCAACCAAGCAGCGGCTGGCCGTCTTGCAGCAGCAGTACGATAACATCCAGAAAGAGATTCAGGAGACCGAGGGCTATTCCTCTGCGCTGGAAAACAAGCTGATTTCCAAGCAGGCGCAGATCGACAAGACCACGACCTCCCTGCACACCTATGAGCAGCGTCTGGCTGCCACCGGGACCACCCTGCGGGAAGCTGGTGTGGACACTACACAGCTGACAGCAGAAACCACTCGGCTGGAAACCGAGGTCGATAAGCTGAAAGACCAGCAGGTTGACCTCAAAAAGACCATGGACGAGGCCGGAGAGGGCGCAAAGGGCTTCGGCGAGAAATCTGTCGAAGCCCTCGATGCCGTTGAATCTGTGCTTGCCACGGCTGGCATCGCAAAAGCCCTCGGCGAAATCAAAGACGCATACATGGACTGCATCAACACCGCAGGTGATTTTGAGGCATCCATGAGCAACGTCGAAGCCCTGTCCGGCGCATCCGGCGATGAACTGGAAGCCCTGTCCGACAAAGCCAAGGAGATGGGCGCAAGCACAAAGTTCACCGCTGGTGAATCTGCTGACGCTCTATCTTACATGGCTCTGGCAGGCTGGAACACCCAGTCTATGCTGGAGGGCATCAGCCCTGTGCTGAATCTGGCCGCTGCTGCCAACATGGACTTAGCGCAGGCATCGGATATTGTCACCGACTATCTGACCGCCTTTGGTCTGAAAGCCTCCGACACCACTCACTTTGTCGATGTGATGGCCTACGCCATGGCTCACTCCAACACGAACGTGATCCAGCTGGGCGAGGCATACAAGGCGTGTGCAGCCACCGCAACGTCCCTCGGCTACTCGGTCGAAGAAACGACGGCAGTGCTGGCCACCATGGCCAATGCTGGTGTCAAGGGTGGCGAAGCTGGTACGGCCCTGAACGCAATCTTCACCCGACTTGCTACCAACACGAAGGAGTGCGGCGACAAGCTGGCTGCATATGGCGTAAACATCTACGATGCACAGGGCAATATGCAGAGCTTGTCCAGTATCCTCACCGGCATGGCTGGCATCTGGGGTGACTTGACTGACCAAGAGCAGGCCAACCTTGCGAAGACGGTAGCTGGCACGAACCAGTATTCCAAACTGCAAACCATCATGGCTGGATGCAGCGAAGCAGCGGCCGAGGGTGGGCAGTCTTTCTCAGACTATACTGCGGCTCTGAACAACTGCGCCGGGTCTGCCGACAAGATGGCCGGCACTATGCTGGACAACATGAACGGCCGCCTGACTCTGATGCAGTCCGCAGCGGATGGCCTGAAAATCGCAATCGGTGAAGACCTGACCCCGGCAATGTCCGGCCTGTACGATGTCGGAGCTGAAGTTCTTGGCTGGATGCAGGGCGTTGTAGAGGAGAACCCCGGCCTTGTCCGTGGCATCGCCGCCGGAACGGTAACGTTGGGTGGCCTGCTCGGTGTCCTGACCGCAGTTGCAGCAGGCATCAAGGCTGCGCAAATGGCCGCAACGCTTTTCACGGGCACCCTTGCCGGCTTGGCTGGACCTCTCGCCATTGCAGCCGTCGCAACGGCCGGCGTGGTGACGGTGGTAACTGCTCTAGCAACATCCTCCGATGATTCCGTTCCTCCTGTAAAGGAGCTGACCAGCGCCGCTCGTGATATGGGCGACAGCATGGAAGAAGCGAGCGCAAGCTACGATTCCACCCTGTCCAACATGGCAGCGACCGCCAGCGTTGCGGACCAGTACATCAGCAAGTTGGAGGACATCGAGGCCGCCACAAATGGGAACACGGACGGAAATGCCGAATACCACGACACGCTGGCCCGGCTGTCTGTTCTGGTGCCCAGTCTTGCAGATGATATTGACCTTGAGACCAATTCCATCAAGGGCGGCACCGCAGCGCTGCGCCAGCACACGGATGCCTATGTGGCGGATGCCAAGGCACAGGCCCGGCAGGAATACCTGAACACCCTTTATGACCAGTACAACAATGTGCTGGTTGAGAGTGCTGAGAACGAAACCAAGCTGGCGACCGCGCAGGCAAAGGTGGAAAAATCCAATGCCGGCATGTCTGCTGCCTACGATAAGCTGCTGACCACCCTCGGCCTGACGGATGAGCAGTTCAAGCTCACCTACGGCACGGTGGAAGATCTGCCGTGGCGCACCATGAGCGAGGATGTGCAGCAACTGCGCACTGAGTATATGGGGTACTCGGATGACCTTGTCACTGCCCGGCGGGAGGTCGAGAACTACACCGCCGCCGTAGAACAGGATCAGGAGGCTATCAATGCCGCCGAGGCCGAGTATCAGGAGGCCAGCGCCGCAGTCGATGCCCTGAATGCTTCGCAGCAGTCCGCCGCCGACAGCGCAGACGATGTTGCAGCGCAGCAGCAGAATGTGGCGAATGCCATCTCTGATGCAGAGCTTCGGATTCAAGACATCATTGCAGCCTACAAGGATGCCTATGATGAAGCCTACGGCAGCATCAGCGGCCAGTATGCGTTGTGGGATTCTGCGGAAAAGGTCGTTTCGACCTCCGCTGCATCCATCAACAATGCACTGCAAAGCCAGATCACCTACTGGGACAACTACAACCAGAACCTCGAAAAGCTGAACGAACGGGCGGCTGACATCGACGGTCTGAGTGAAGTTATCGCCAGTTTTGCGGATGGCAGCAAGGAATCCGTCAATGCGATTGCCGGTATGGCCTCGGCCTCGGACGCTGACCTCGCCAAAATGGTTGAGAACTACGCTGCGCTGAAAGAAGCGCAGGATACCACCAGCGAATCTATCGCCGACCTCAAGACCGGCATGAGCAATTCTATGGACGAAATCGCCAAGACCGTAGCCGATACCGTATCGGAAATGGACATGAGCGACGAGGCCACGAAAAGCGCCAAGGAGACGATTCAGGGCTTCATCGATGGCGCATCCAGCATGATGCCCCGTGTGCAGGAAGCCTATGCCAAAATCGCCTCGGCGGCCTCTACTGCGCTGGCAGGTTCCAACGAGCGCTACAATGTCAACCACGGAATCCCCGGATATGCTGTTGGTACGGAAGATGCGGCTCCCGGCTTTGCCCTCGTTGGCGAGCATGGCCCGGAGCTGGTCTACTTCAACGGCGGTGAATCTGTTCTGACGGCCTCGGAAACCAGACGGGAGATGGAGAGCGCAAGCGTTACCCCCATGAGCGCTGAGCTGCCAGAGAGCAACGGCTCCTCCTCAGCACGCAGCACGGTTCCTATATCGCTCTCGCCGGTTTACCATATCTCAGGTATATCTGATACTGCCGAGCTGCAAAACGTCCTGAATGCCCAGAATGACAGCCTGAGAGAACTTGTCCTCGAAATCGTGAAAGATGCAGAGGACGATGATTTCAGAGGGAGGTATGCATGAGTAAAACCTATACGACTGTGCAAGGCGACCACTGGGACAGTGTGGCCTATAAGCAGCTCGGCAGTTGCGCCTATGCTCCCAACCTGATGGCTGCTAATCCGCAGCACTTGGGCTATTTTGTGTTCCCGGCCGGAATCGTTCTGACGCTCCCGGATACCGAGACGCAAACCAGCTCCACCTTGCCCCCGTGGAAGAAGGTGGTCACATGAGCGACGAAAATACCGCCCGCCATGCCGAGTGTACGGTGGAGTTTGACGGTGTGGACATCACCAGCAGCATCAAGCCCTACCTGCTGTCGCTGACATTTACCGATAATGAGGAAGATGCCAGTGACGACCTGCAGATCAAACTCCAAGACCGGGAGGGCGTTTGGATGACCGACTGGCTCCAGAAGATGCTGGACGGCGATGTGTCGGCCGCATCTTCTGATGGCTACAAGGTTGGTGACGTGGTGCAGTTTCTCGGTGGTCCGCACTACAAGGCATCTACCGACAAAAAGGCAAACGGAACACCAAAGGCTGGCCCGGCCAAGATCACCATCATCAAACAGGGTGCGCTGCACCCGTACCATGTTATTCACACGGACGGAACGTCCCGGGTCTATGGCTGGGTCGATGCCAGCGAGATCTCCGGTAAATCTGGCGGCAGTTCTTCCGGCAGCGGTGAAGGCGGCCTGAAAATCCGGGCTACCATCACGGCCTGTAACTGGCACTCTGACGGGAAGGATGAGGCGCTGGACTGCGGGGAGTTTGAGTTGGACAGCATAAACGCATCCGGCCCGCCCGACATCATCACCATAAAGGCCACGGGGCTGCCCTATACCAGCCAGATCCGGCAGACCAAGCAGAGCAAGGGTTGGGAAAAGTACAAGTTATCCGGCATCGCCAATGAAATGGCGAAGAAGAACGGTATGCAATCCCAGTTTCTTGCAAAGCAAGACCCGGAGTATAAGCGTGTGGAGCAGTACCGCTGCTCTGACATCGACTTCCTGTCGCAGCTGTGCCATGATGCCGGCCTGTCGCTGAAATGTACAGACGGCAAAATCGTCATCTTCGACCAGAAGGAATACGAGGGAAAAGATTCTGCATGGACTGTCACCAAGGACGACAAGAGCTATATCAAGTGGAGCCACACGCTCGGCCAGGCCGGAACGCAGTATGCGTCCTGCCGGGTGTCCTATGTTGGGCCGAGCGGCAAGCCCCTTGAGGGTATCGCCTACGTCAAGGACTACGATGCCAAGAGCAAAACCAACCAGCAGCTGGAAGTTTATGCCCCGGTCACGAGCAAGGCCGAGGCCAAAGAACTGGCTGCCAAAAAGCTCCGACTGCACAACAAGTTTGAGCGTCAGGTAGGCTTTACCTATTCCGGTGATCCGGGCAAGGTGGCCGGTCTGACGTTTGAGGCTAAGGACTTCGGGCCGTGGGATGGAAAGTACATCGTGAAGCAGGCCAAACATACCGTGACTGGCTCTGGCGGGTACACCACGCAGGTTTCCGGCCGTCATGTTTTAGGAGGGTACTGATGAACACTGCTGTTGATGTTCGCCTCGGTAAAGTCACCGATGTGAACAAAGAAAAGCGCCTTGTCCGTTGTAAGTTTGAGGACACCGGCATCACGTCCGGCTGGCTCCCGGTGATGCAGCACTACAAAGCCATTGTCTATACGGAGTCAGCCGGTGAGCATAATCACCAGTATATCCACCCCAGCCCCTACAACCTTGAAATCAAAAAGACCATGGATGGCTCCCGCCAGATTTGGGATGAAGAGGAAAAGGTTATCGGAGCGGACAACTCCACCGACCATCAGCACAAGTCTCATGTGGTGTGGTGGTTGCCGGCCGTTGATGATACGGTGGTCTGCCTGTACCTCCCGTGCTTCAATGCTGATGGTTTTGTTCTGGGAGGGATTTATCCGTGATCGTTGGTTGCCTCGGAGACATCAGCTTTTCCGTGTTTGATAGTCATGTCGAGACCATCAAGAACATGGTGCAAAATGTGTCGGCCAGATACACGACCCACCAGCGCGCCGGAGGCCCGGCCCTGACCGAGTTGACAGGCACCGATGCTCAAACCATCACGTTTGACATTGAGTTGGCCGCATACCTCGGCGTAAATCCCACCAAGGAGCGGGAACGGCTGAAAGAATGTGTCCTCAACGGGACTACGTTGCCGTTCGTTCTCGGCAATGTGGTCTACGGCAGCTATCGGTGGGTTATCAAATCTGCAAAATTTAAGACCCTGCACACAAACGCTTTCGGTACGCCGACATGGATTACCGCAAGCGTTTCTTTGTTGGAATACCAGAGAGAATGAGGTGATTTTTGTGAGCAACTACTTGGTATCGGCAAACGACCTGACCACCATTTCCCTTGGAGAACAGGATACCGTGACCAGCGTTCTGCAGAACATCGCCGTCATCCTGTCCACACCGAAAGGCACGGTGCCTTGCTATCGGGAATTTGGCATTGATATTGCGAACATTCTCGACCGGCCGGAAAACGTGGCGCAGCCTATGCTCTGCGCTGCTATCAAGGAGGCCATCGAGCGATTTGAACCTCGTGCTACCTACATGGGGACTACCTTCAAGGAAGCCCCTGACACTCCCGGGCGGATGCTGCCCGTCGTGGAGGTGAGCATCAGTGCGTAAAACTTACGAGTTCGTGTCCACGGACATGGATGAACTGGACAGGCTGCTTGTCACAGGGTATGAGCAGTTCTTTGGCAAAACTGTGATGCCCGGCAGCCCGGAACGGCTTTTCATTTCGTGGGTCGAAGATGCCATCATGTACGAGCGTGCCCAGAATAACTGGACAGGCTGCCAAAACTTGCCCAGCAGCGCAGAGGGCGAGTATCTGGATGGCCTGGCCGAGCTGTTCTATTTGCAGGAGCGCCCCAAGCCTACGGCGGCGACCTGCACCATGCGCTTTTACATCAGCGAGCCCCGCCAGACGGCGGTGCTGATTCCGGCCGGCACCCGTGTCACAGACGACAATGCAGCCCTGTACTGGGAAACCTCCGCAGACGAGTACGTTCCCATCGGCGCAACATACACGGATGTTCAGGTGACCTGCCAGACCGTGGGCACGGCTGGCAATGATTATGCTGTGGGGGACATCCACACCGCTGTTGACATCTACGACTACTACTCCGGCTGCTCCAATATCACGGTCAGCGCAAACGGTTCTGATGCCCCGGACGACGAGGAATTTTATGAGCTGATGCGTGACAGTCAGAGTGCATGGTCTGATGCTGGCCCAATCGGTGCCTACAAATACTTTGCAAAGAGGGTTTCCACGGAAATCGCAGATGTCGTTGCAAATTCGCCCAGCCCTGGCACGGTTTGCCTGTATGCCGTCATGAACGATGGCAGCGTGGCTGGCGAAGAAACCAAGCGTGCCATGGTTGCGGCCTGCTCACCGGATGAAATCCGGCCGCTGACGGACTATGTGATCTCCGGCGACCCGGAAGAAGTGCCCTATGATATCGACCTGACCTATTACCTGACCCGTGACGGAAGCATTTCCGCAAGTGAAGCTCAGTCCGGCGTGAATGAGGCTGTGCAGCGGTACATCCGCTGGCAGTCCGGCAAGATGGGCAGGGACATCAACCCTGACAGGCTGCGGTATCTGCTTCTTTCGGCCGGCATCAAACGTGTAGACCTCAAACAGCCCGCCTTTACTCCGCTGGAAGACGGTGCGCCATCCCTTGACCGCAACGACAAGGTTCCGCAAGTGGCAAAGTTGGGCACGGTGACGATAAAGAGCGGAGGGTATGAGGATGAGTAACCACGGCCTGACTGCTGACAACATGATGCAGCAGTTTCCGATTGCGCTCCAAAAAGACCCTAAGACGGTGGCTCTGGGACAGGCCATAGCCAAGGTGATGGAATCCCGGCAGGATGAAATCGACTCCCTGCGGATTTATACCCGCATCGACGAACTGCCCGAATGGCTGCTTGACATTCTGGCTCGTGACTTCGCCGTGGACTGGTACGATAGATCCTACACCCTTGAGGAAAAAAGAAAAACCATCAAGGACAGCTTCTATGTTCACCGGCACCGTGGCACAAAAGCGGCTGTTGAAAGAGCCATTTCTGCGATTTATCCCAATCCCAAAGTTTTGGAGTGGTTTGAGTACGGCGGCGATCCGTACCACTTCAAACTCCGTATCACGGTTGATTTCGCTGCAATCAATGAGGCCAAACATCAGCAGGTTTTGCAAAAAATCATCTGCTACAAAAATCTTCGGTCGCATTTGGACAGCGTCATTTACTACACGGAAACGGAGCCGAAAGCGTGCTATGTTGCAGCGATTCCCTGCGCCACAACGATGTCCTACACGGTTCTTATGCCGGGTGTTATCGAGCCGCGGGCAGTCAGCGCACACGCCTGCGCCGCTGGTGCGGTCAGCACAACTCGGATGAAAACGACCATTGCGCTGCCCGGAACTATCCACGCCAAGGCTGTGTCTGCACAGGCGCTTGCATCTGGCAGACCTGCGCAGACCTATGAAACCGTCACCATCAAGTTAGGAGGGAAATCGTTATGAGCTGGGAAAAATATGCATATACCAGCGCCGGTGCTGCGATGTTGTCCGAGTCCATTTCGGGCGGTGCGCTCACCATCACCCGTGCTGTAAGCGGCACGGGCACCGTTGACACCGACTTGTCCGAGGAAACGGCAGTCAGCGGTGATACCTATGAGCTTAAACTGCTGGGCATCGACACCGTGGAATATGAGGGTGAAAAAGCCCGCAAAGTTAGCATTTGGACGGGCGGTGCAGATAAGCCGTACTTCATGCACCAGATCGGTGTGTTTGGCCGCCTCAATGACGACCCGGAGGACACGCTGCTCTTTTTGATGCAGGACGATCGGGGCATCGAGATCCCGGCCATCGGTACTGCTGACCATGAATTCCAAATTGCTGTGTTGCTGGCCGTTTCGACCAAAGCCAATATCTCACTCACCGTTGACCCGCAGGTTGAAGCAATTATGCGGATGGTGCGGGAAATGGTGCTGAAGGAGATCTCACAGCACAACGATGCCCCGGATGCCCATGCCAAAATCATCACCGAAGCCACCAGTAAGGCTCTGAAAGAGCTGGAGGAATCCGGCCAGATCATGTCGGAAGATAGGGTCAAAGAGCTTATCAAGGAAAGCGGCGGCGGTGGTGGCGGCAGCTCCGGCGGCTACTATGGCAAATACGACCTGACCCTTTCTGTGGACGGCTGGAAAGCCGTATCGGACAGCGAGGGTGAAATGCCGTATGCGTATACCTACGATGCAGAGTTGGCAGACTGCACCCCTGAGCTTTGGCCCAGCGGTTCCGCAACTGCCAGCTGCTTTTCTATTTCGAGCAAGGCGGGTGTCCTGAACGGGTGCGAGACTTTGAACGGTATTGTTCGCTTTTTCTCTCAGCGCATCCCGGAAGCTGATATTCAGGCGGTCGTCACTCTGTTCGGGAAAGGAGGTGGCACCGGTGAACTGGTAATTGCGACCCGTGACCGGCTGGGCTGCGTGAAAATTGGCGACGGCGTGGAAGTGACCAAAGACGGTGTTATTTCTGTCCACGCCACAGTTTCCGAAGACCAGATGGCAGCTACGGATGATGTATCCGAAATGCTGGCCGAAATCTACGACAAATAAACACCAAACAACAATTTACGGAGGATACTTATTATGGCTTACAATGTTGAAAAGCTCGCGAAGCTGGGCGCACTGAAGGAGCTGGGTCTGAAGCAGAAGGCCGTTGACGAGGCCCAGAACAAGCGCATCAAGGCTCTGGAGGATGTCGGCGCACAGGCCAACGTCTTGGAGGGCGTTAAGGTCAACGGCGTTGCCCTGGCCATCGCTGAGAAGATGGTGGACATTCTGGTTGCCACCGGCTCCAAGAACGGTAGCATTTCCGTGGCTGGTACCGATGTTGCCATCAAGGGTCTGGCTGCACTGGCCTACAAGGCGAAGATTTCCCAGTCTGACCTCGATGACGCTCTGGCTGCTGTTCTGGCTGCAAAGGCCGACAAGGCCACTACTCTGGGTGGATACGGCATCACCGACGCTTACACCAAGGACGAGATCAACGCCAAGATCAGCGCTGTCTATAAGCCCGCTGGCTCTGTGGTCTTTTCTGCGCTGCCCGCTCTGGCTGAGAACGTTCTGGGCAACGTCTACAACGTGACCGATGCTTTCACCACCACCAACAACTTCGTTGAGGGTGCGGGCAACAAATATCCCAAGGGCACCAATGTCGTGGTGGTCAAGGTCGGCGATGCCTACAAGTATGATGTGCTGGCCGGTTTCGTTGACCTGTCTGGCTATGTGGAGAAAGAAGCGGGCAAGGGTCTGTCTGACGAGAACTTCACTGCGGCTCTCAAGGATAAGCTGGACGGCATTGAGGCTGGCGCAAACAAGTATGTCCATCCCACCCACACCGCTGCTGCCAGCGGTTTGTACAAGACCACTGTGGATGAAGAGGGCCATGTGACCGCCACCGCTCCTGTGACCAAGGATGACATCACCAAGCTGGGCATCCCTGCGAAAGATACCACTTATGACGAGGCGACCACTGCCAAGGCTGGCCTGATGTCCGCTGCGGATAAGACCAAGCTGGACGGCATGGATACCACCATCGATAAGGCCATTGCGAACCATACGGCTACCGATGCCGAGGTGTCCGAGATGCTGGCAGAGATTTACGGCGAGTAAGCCTCTGAGATCTCATGAGCAAAGGGGCGGCGGAGAATATTCACCGCTGCCCCTTATTTTTTATGGGAGGTGACTTCTTTGAGCAATGCGCTCACAACTTTGGATCAGCTCCGCAGCGCTGCATCCCAGTCCAGCAATGCTACCGCCAAAGTCGCATCTGCCGCCGCTGCTGCACTGGAAGAAATGCACGGACTGAAAGCAGACCGGGCAACATTCGTTTCGTTCTCCATCCCTGTCACCGGCTGGAAGTCCGATTCCAGCGTCCCCGGGTATACGAAGTACATCGACATCAAGGTGGATGGTCTGACGGCGGCAGATAGCGTGGGAGTGGATGTTGCCCCGTCCAGCAGCGCAGTTGCACGGGCGGCGGATTTCACATCGACGGAGAGCATGGCCGGTGTTTTACGCCTCCGGGCGGCATCCGTTCCGAGTGCTGCGATTTCCGCTCAGTATCACATCATTGAAGCCGCATCAGCGGCAGAGGAGGCTTGATTCATGGCATGGGGTCCTTTTAATGCTGGCGGTGGCGGCGGTTCGTCCGGTGGCGCTGCGGCAGATATTTTCTATGACAACAGTAAGTCCGGCATCTCGGCGGCGAATGTACAGGAAGCCATTGATGCGCTTTCTGTGCTGACCCTGACGATTCAGGTCGTGCCTGCCCAGAGCGGGAGCCTGACCTATACCGGCTCCACCCAGAGTCCCACATGGAAAGGCTATGACAGCAGCATGATGACGATCGGGGGCGTGACCTCCGGCATCAATGCTGGCACCTATACGGCCACGTTTACGCCCATCGGCAAGTATGTCTGGACGGACGGCACGCAGGAAGCCAAGAGTGTGTCGTGGACGATTGGCCGAGCCGAGGTCAAGAATGTGCCGGCACAGACCGGTAGCGTGACTTACAATGGCTCGGCGCAGTCCCCGTCGTGGAGCAACTATAACAGTTCTCAGCTGACGATCGGTGGCACGAGCAGCGCAACCAACGCTGGCAGCTACAGCGCCACCTTTACCCCGACTTCCAATTATAAGTGGTCGGATGGGACGACTACGGCCAAGAGCGCTTCGTGGACGATCGGCAAGGCGACCGGCAGTATTACGCTGTCCGCAAGCAGTCTGAGCCTGACCTACCCGAAAACCTCTGGCACCATCACTGTTACGCGGCCGGGCAGCGGTACGGTGACCGCATCCTCTGGCAGTACGAACATTGCAACGGTAAGTGTTTCCGGCACCACCATCACGGTGACCGCAAAGGCGACCGGCAGTGCCACTATTACGGTCAATGTGGGTGCAGATACCAACTATACTGCACCGTCCAGCAAGACTTTCACGGTGGCCGTTACGCTGGTGTCCAAAACGCTCAGCAGCAACAGTTGGGCAGTCATCAAGGCCGTCAGCGATGCTGGTCAGGGTGCAAACTACTGGTCTGTTGGTGCCACGAAGTCCGTGACAATCAATGGCAAGGTGGGTGCGACTACGATCTCCAGCTTGAAAGTTGATGCCTTTATCATCGGCTTCAACCACAATTCCGGCAAGGAGGGCAGCAACCGCATCCACTTCCTGTTGGGCAAGATCAGCGGCAAGTTTGTTAGTCTGGTGGATAGTAGCTACGGCAGCACGACTTCCACGTCTGGCGCGTTCACGATGAACACCAGCAACACGAACTCTGGTGGCTGGGGGAGCAGTCAGATGCGGAGCAAGGTGCTTGGTAGCGCAAGCTCTCCCACCAGCCCGACCGCCAACACGTTGCTGGCTGCACTTCCCTCTGACCTGCGGGCGGCGATGAAGTCCTGCACGAAGTATACGGATAATGCGGGCGGCGGCAATACCGCCAGCAACGTGTCCTCTACCACGGATTATCTGTTCCTGCTGTCCGAGTATGAGGTCTTTGCAACGCACCAGTATTGCAATGATGCGGAGCCGAACTATCAGGCACAGTACGATTACTTCAAAGCGGGTAACAGCAAAGTTGCCAATAAACATTCCGCCACCGGAACGGCGGCGGTCTGGTGGCTGCGGTCGCCGAACTATGCTCTGATTCTGTCTTATCTGTCACCCAGCCAGGCGGCGTTGATCATTTCCGCA